AGCATAAGATTGCCTTATAAAAATAATATCTTCTTCAGTTAATTTTGCTCTTCCGTTTCCTTCTCCTTGAGAATTATTAAATCCTCCCTTTTGAATATTATATCCATCTTCTTGAGAATTGTATTTTTGAATATATTGCTGTTCTTTTATATCCAATTCATTTAAGGCGCATTCTTCTAAAACTTCAAATGTAAAATTTTCAACTCCAAGAATATTTATATATTCGTCTATTGTCATTGTTCTTTTTTGTTTATGTTCAGACAATCTTTTTTCTATATTATTTGATTGTCCAATATAAACTTTTCCGTTATTTTTGTTGGTTATTTTATAAATTCCTATCATTTTATTTTTCTCCTTTTATTTTAATAGGAATTAAAGGTGTTTCCCACGGGATTGCCTTCAGCTTTATCTGGTTAGGTTTCCCCGTTAGCAAGTTTAATTCCTTTCAGATATATATTAAAAATATACCATAATGGTAAATTAAACTTACCCAAGTGGTAAACTTGAAAAGTGTAACACAGCCAATCTTACTTAGCATCACAAGCAGTAAATATTTTGTTATATCTTAATTTATCTTTGTCATAAATTAAAGTATGTGATTTTTTATCAAAGTCTAATCCTAAAGCTTGTATAATATTTAATACTTCTTGATTAGCAAATACTTTTTCATCAGAATTTTTATATAAATTAATTATTTTCCCTCTAATTGGAAAAACTGCCATTGTTTCTGGATTTCTTGCTTCTATAAGACCTCCCGCTGCACTATCTCCCTCTGCTATAAATAATTCACATTTAGTCCTATCTTTAGAATTGGCATCTACTAATTTACTAGGTAAGTTTAATAACTTTGCTTTCTTTTTGTCAACAGGTTTTCTTGCAGCATCTCTTGCATTTTTTGCTGCTTCTCTAGCTTTTCTTGCGGCTGCCGCCTTATCAAATATATTTTTTATTTCTTTTTCATTGCTATTGAACCATACTTGTAAATTATCTGTTAAAACTTGAGTAAAAGGTGTCATATCTATTTTAGTTACTGTTGATTTTACTTGTGCGTCATATGCAATATTAGGAGCAGTAATATTAAATACTATATACATTCCCTCTTGTATATCATCGCCAGTTAAATTTTCATCTTTTTCTTTTAACCACTTTTTATCTCTAAAAAATTTATTAAACTCTCTTGTTATAATAGTTTTAACTTGAGTTATATGAGGTCCTTTCTCTGTGAGACCTGTATTAACATAAGGAATTAAATTTAATGAATAATTTGAAGTATATGTTAATACCATATTCATTTTATTTTTTCCTTCTTCAAATTTCATATTAAATCTATTATTTATAATTTCTTTATCTTTAACTGCTTCATCTACTAAATCATTTATACCATTCTTAGATGAATATATATAATTAGTATCTCCAACTATTGTTAAAATAAGATCAAGTCCAGGACATAAGCAAGAAATTACTTTAAATAATTCTTTTATTTTAGAAAGTTCAATTTCAGTATGAGTAAAAAATTCTTCGCTTGGTTGCCATTCAACTAAGGTACCAGTTTGAAAATTTCCAGTTTGTTTATCAATAGAGCGAGATTCAAATATACCCTCTTTAAATTTTACTTGTTCATATTTTCCATCTCTAAATGTTGTCACTTTTAACCAATGAGATAAAAAAGTTGTAATTTTACTACCAATACCAAAAGAGCCTAATGAAGTTCCTTCATATGTTCCATCTTCTCTATATTTACCTGATGTGTTAAGTACACTAAAAGCAGCCTCAAGAACTGTTTTGCCATCATCTCTTATTTCGTTAACTAAAAATCCTTGACCATAATCTCTTACTGTTACTATATCTTTATTAATAGTTACTTCAATTTTATTTCCATGACCTAACCTAAATTCATCTACCGCATTCGATACAATTTCAACCAATAATTGTGTTGAATAAGTTGTATCTCCTGCATAAACACCGAGGTCTTAGACGAGTAAATTGAAGTGGATCTAAACTTTCTATTGAATCTTTATTATATAATTTATTATCCACTAAAAATTCTCCTTTCTTATTTTTTATCTATTATAATTATATCATATTTTTTATTGTAAATCAAAAAAACAACTTTCACTAGAATTATATTCATTTTTTGAAAAAATTTCGTCTAATTTTTTATTGTTATTGGTTGCTAAACCGATCAGCTAATTCATTACCTAATAACCCCGAATGACCTGAAACTTTTTCAATAGTAAAACTAGGTCATTCAAGTTTACAGTATTCTCATATTTGTTTTACTAAATCCAAATTTTCAATAGGTTGATTTTTTTGCCTAACCCAATCATTACGTTGCCAATTGTATATCCAATCATTAAACATGTTTACACAATAGGCTGAATCAGATTTAATAATACACTTTTCTCCTCTATATTTGGTTTGAGTTAGCTCAAGAGCATAAAGTATTGCAACTAGCTCCATTCTATTATTGGTTGTATTTATTTCTTTACCACTATGTATATAATCAATGCGGTAACCGGTTACCGATTTTTCATTCGGAATTAACACGGCTACTCCCCAACCACCGCATATTATTTTTAGAACCATTATTCCTTGCGCTTCCGGTCTGTATAAATTTCTATCATTTTTCCTCCTTATACTAATAAACAAGGTAATTTATTTATTACCTTGTTTATTCATCATATTTCTAACAATACTATCTCTTGAATTAACAGCTTTTTGTAATCTCTCTGTTAAAGTTTGTATATTGGTTTTATATATTTTAATATCATCTTCTAATTTATATATTTCTTTTTCTAACATTTTAGTACCACTGTTATCTCTATTATAATACTTTTTCTGTGATAAAACATTATATATTCTTTTCAATGGCTTTAACTGGTATTTAGATATTTTTACTTTTTCTTTCATATATTTGATACCAGCTCTCATTTCTGCATAACGACACCCCGCAAAATTAGAAGCTATATCTTTGTCGTCTGGATGTAAAAAGGCATGAGCGGTAATTTCTCCTAAGTCAGTTGCAATTACTACTGTTGAAATTCCAGTCTCTTCATTATAATCTGATTTTACTGTTTTCATTTGAATTTTCATTTACTAATCCTCCTTATGAATAATTTGAATAGATGGTAACAATAGCCAAACTAATAACCAAAACCATCCATTTAATGGAATTGTAACATCAAGAAATTCTGCTATATGAACTCCATTTATAATAAAATCAATATTTAATATATCTACAATCCACACTATTACTAATATGGCTTTAAATATAGCGTATAAACCTATCATAAAACTATCTCCTATCCATTTTCATATATTTTTGCTTTTAAATATTCTATATCTAAATATTCATATTCTAAATAAGATATCCTAATCATTTTTATACCATCATTTTTACAATATAAATTTTTATTAATATCTTGAGTTTGCTGTTTTTTTAATCTTTGTTCGCCTCCAAAAACGTCTATTGAAATAAAATGTTGTTCTCCATCATATTCAATAACAGTTTTTAAAGAAGGAAGATAAAAATCAAAATAGCAAAAAGTATTATCATTTATTTGTTGATATTTTTGGTATTCGTATGGGAGATTTAATTCTTGCAGAATTTGAATAATTTTTAATTCTCCTTTAGATTTTAAACAACCACAAGAACAAGTGTTACCCTTTCTTAAAGAATGAGAATCAACTTCAATAATATTTCCACAATCACATTTACATTTTCAAACAACAGATTTTCATTTTCTTTTATCAGTTTTCTCTGCTACAATTAATTTCCCAAATCTTTGTCCTGTTAAATCTATTAATCCTTTTTCTTTTCTTGAACAGCCGCAAGAAAGACTTCCACTTTGTCTAAGTAGTTTACTAGTTGTATAATGAATATTTCCACAATCACATTTACATTTCCAAACAACACTTCCTCCACGACGCTCATTAGTTTCTTCTATTACAGTTAATTTACCAAATTTTTGTCCTGTTAAGTCTATTTTTTTACCCATTTAATTCCTCCTTATTATATTTTGAAAATTATAATAATAGAATAAATATCTATTATCCAACTTTCACAGAAAAACTATTTATTTTGTTTCTGTATATCAGTAATGATTTCATTTATTTCTATTGGTTTATTATTATGAGCATCAAGACATACATTATAACAGTGTTTATTTTCTGAAAAAATATTTTTAGAATGAGTATGTCCATGAATATTCCATATTTTTTTATTGTCATCGTAATTATGGACAAGAACTGGATAATGGCACAAAAAGAAATAATATTTACCAATTTTGAGTTGTAGAGCGTAGACAACTTCTACTACATTAGGCAAGATTTTATAAAGTTCAATTCTAGTATTTTCGTCATGATTTCCGCAGATAATATGAATTTTACCCTTCAACTGTTGTAATTTTCTAATTCCATCTTCATTATCATTTAGCATCAAATCTCCTAAAATATACACCTCATCTTCATCTGTAACAATTTCATTCCAATTTTTAATAATTTGCTCATCATGCTCTTTAATAGAATTAAAACCTCTTGGCTTATATAAAAAATCTCGGTCATGACAGAAGTGCAAATCTGAACTAAAATATATCATATTATACTACCTCCTTTTTTAATTTTTTCTTAATTGTATTATATTGAATTTTATTTAAAATTTCAAGTGCCTGTTTATTAATTTCATCTTGTGGCTTTAAATATTTATCTTTTAATAATTTTGTATCATTATCAAAATCTTCTGCTAACTGTAAAGCTTCATTTAAAGTATATTTATTTAGTTTTGCTTTCATCATTTGCTCTCTGTTAGGAAGATATTTTAAACACTCTTCAAATGTTTTCCCTTCTCCATAAGCAAAAATAAAATTATTCATTCTAATAATATGATGAAGTTGTTTGCCATCATATCCATATTTTTTTATTTTATCTAATAATGTAGGATATGGATGACACATTGCCTTTTTCTTTTCCATACTCATACCTGCCATACATCTTAATGTTTGATTTGTGTTATAATGTGCAATTAATTCACGGTTATTAATTAAATAATTCCAATCATCTTTGTATTCAGGATTAATATAATTAAAATCTGTAAACAAGATTTCTAAAAAATTAATATTTTGTTTTTTAAAATTTTCAAAATACAAACGGATATCTTTTATATCTAAATGCTCGTTATTTGACAAAATATGCGTGGTGCTAATAGGCTTTTTATTTAATACAATTTCTTCAAGAGAAGGAATTACAATAGCTTTAGTATCAATATCTGATTTATATTCATCTGTATAAATATCTAACTCATAATTCTGAGATCCTTGCAAACAAATTGCAAATAATTCCCTGTTTGGATATATTTTATAAAACTCTTTTAAGTGATTTTGTAAACCATTTTTTATATATTCTTCTCTATTCATCTTATGCCCTCCTATTCCATAACTCTATTTGTTTATAAATATTTTTTTCACTATATAACCAAGTGCTTGGATGACAACTACATGATTTTTTATGCATACAATCTATATATAAATGTTTGTTACAACTTTTTATATAAGCGTCTCCGCCACAGAAAGGACATGGTTGCAAATCCTCTGTTATATTTTCCATTATAACTCCTCCTTTAAAATACTTCTCTTATAAGAGATTTTATCTATATCTCCACCCATATGAACAATATAAATATTATCAAAAGGTTCGTTTATGTTTGGAATAGTTAATCTTCTATACATATCTCTTATCACATTCTCAGGAACAACTTCTCGTCCTTTTCTATTAGAATTTCTCCTTATACATTCCTCTAAATTGGTATCTAATAATATTATATTTATTTCTTCAAGGCTACTTTTATTTATTTGATTTAATAATTTTATTCTTGACGAAAAATCAACATGCGTAGCATCAGCAAATACTCTATCATATTTTTCAATAGCCGAATTTATTTGTCTACAAAACTCTTTAAATACCTGTTTCTCTTTTGCAAAATAATTATCTCCCTCTTCTAACATAGAAAATCTTATTTCATCTCTTGATATATATTTAGTATTTTTATCTAAGTGATGCTGACCCCAGTATGATTTTCCGTGATCCGCGGTATTCCGCATCATTAAAAATAATTTAGCCATACTAAACCTCCTCAAAATTTTTAATTTCTTTATCAGCTATATCTTTAAAATCTAAATCCTCTTCCATTGGTATATTATATTCTTCTTTCATATCTGCTAGATAATCTGAGTTAGCATCACAATACCAAGACCAATTATCTACTCCACTAGCTTCTAATGCTTCAAGTCTTGCTCTACTTTCTATTAAATATTTTAAATCTGTTTCACTTACTTTATAATATTTCATTATTTATTCCTCACTTTCTTTTACTCTATGACCACAATTATAAGATAAATTTGAATTCCAACATCTACCATTTATATTGTATTTACATTGTTTATCACTACACTCCTGCAGATCTTTAATTGGAATTTTATTGCCGTCTACAAATCTACCTAAATCATACTCTTGTCTAAAATCTTCTTCTGTGTATCCTCCTATTTCACGAACCTCTGCATGATTTACCACCTTCTTACAATAGATACAATATAAATGTTTTAAATGTCCAGACTCCCTCTCTGCGCCTCTTTTTCTTTGAACTGGTATACCTTCTTTTCCGCAATATGTGCAAAAAAATCTACTTCGTGTTCCTCTATTGCTTGCTTTTGCCATATTTTTCATCATCTCCTTTTCTTTTATATAACAATTATATCAAAAAATAAAAAAATAATCAACAAAAATTAATTTGCTGACTATTTATACAATTATTCTCCTTTTTTTAATAAATATTCATTTGAAACTGCTTTAAATGAATTTACTCCATCTGAGGTTCTTAATACAACGCCTTCTCTATACTCTCCATCTATTTTAGAATCTCCATCTGCATATACAACCATTTCATCTATTGTATTTGGTAATTTGAAATTCTCATCTAATATTGGAACGCATGGTATATTATAATAAGATAATTTTGATGTCATTTCAGAAGGATTGAATCTCTGAATCTTTCCATCTTTATATCCAAAAATTAAATTAAAAGCCATAAAATCTATATCTTTCATTCCATAATCTCTTTTTTGCACTCCAGCACCATAAGTTTCTCCTTGTATTGTAACAAATATTAAATCTGTATTTTTTTCTAGTATATCTTTCAATACTGATTCTATATTATACCTTGCAGCCATTTCTGTGTATATATTTGAATCATAAAATAATTTCTCTTCTTTTTCAGGTTTATCAAAGCAAACATTTCTTGAGCAAACATAAAATTTTGTTTTCTTCTTATTTAGTCGTTTCATTGTGAAAGTAGTTGATGAGCCATCTATTTTTTCAGTTACATACCATCTTGTTTCATCCCCTGGAAATAATTGAGGTAAATTTTGACATCTTTCTTCATCTGTTTTTTGTACCCAATCTGGCCAGAAAGATGCCTTTTTATCTTGTTTATTACCTAAAAAGAAAAATAGTAATTTTTTACCCCAAGTTCTATTATATAACCATTGAATAAATTTATTATGTTTAAATAATTTCCAATATCTTTGTGCCATTCTTTTATACTTATCAACATTAGATTTTCTTTTATTATCTTCTACTACTGAGTATTTTACTTCAAGAGCTTCGGTTAAAAAAGTTCCTGCAATATCAACTCCAGAATTAGCTCTAATATTTAACTCGGCTAGCCAAGCAGGAATACCTCCTTTATTTTCCCAATCATTAAATGACATTAATAAACCTTGTGAGATAAAATTGCCTTTTCCTCCAAATGTATATTTTTGAGTTTTAACTTTATAATGCTTTTTTGCTAAAAACTCAAACTCAGGTTTCTCTGGAACTTTTGAGTCAATTTCAAAATATACTGCATAATCACCAGGTTTAAAAGTTCCTTTTCTAGTCATTATCTTCCAACCACCAACTACCGCTGCTTCGCAATTATCAGACCCTTCAATTGGTTCAATAGCATTTATCTTTACAACATATGCAAGCTCTCTCGTACCAGTTTCTTTATTTATCATATACATTTCCCCTTTCTATTAATAACTATCATAAAATTCAACTTCAATATTATCATTATCTCTCATAAAATCATAAAGCCATGATAAATTCATTATATCTTTAACAAGGTTCTCTTTTATCTCATAATACTCCCAAATAGAGTCACCAGACTCTTCCCAAGTTTCTTCTGATAAAAAGTCATAAAGTATTTTTATAATCTCATGAATATCATCTCTATTTAATTTCTTTACTGATGCATCAGTATCCATGTTTAATGCAAATATTATTTCACTTCTGATTCCCCAGCATTTTCTCCAATAAGTTACTCCAATACTATTAGCATTTGTTTTATCTATGTTTAAAAATGATGGTATTGATTCTATTTGTTCTTTTGTCATCTTCTTTATTATAATTCCATTATCTAATCCGATAAGTCATCACTCCTTCCGTTTAAATATTTTCATTTATATCCTCCTGCGGTTTTTCGTTTTTCTAAAGCACATTCACTAATATGTCTAATCCCAGTTTGCCTAAAAGCTTCATTCACACTTGGATATGTTTTTATTATATTTCCGTTTAAATTATATTGCACTACAATTTTTTTATTTCTCCTTTGATTTTTTAATAAAAAGGATTTTTCTAAATTTTCTTTATGTGTTACTCAGCGTAAATTTTCAACACAATTATTTTGTCTATTATTATCAATATGGTCTACTTCATATATATTATTTGAATTTGGTAAGGGTAAAAAAGATTCAGCAACAAGTTTATGAACAAGTGTATGAATACTATTTCCATTTTTTTGTAATTTTATTGAAAAATAATTATCTTTTGTTTTATCGAATTTTAACAATCTTTTAACATATTTACTATATATTTCTCCATTTCTAGAAACTAAATAACTATTTTCAAAATTTTTTATTGGACGTCAATATTCTAAATCTTCTAAATTGTCTAATAATCCCATAACTATTTTCCTCCTTCTTTTTCTTTTTTAAAAAAATCTTCAAATAACTCTAACATTTCATCCTCTTCATAAAACCAAGGATCTTTTTCACAAACGCTAAATATGTTAATAATTAACTGCCCAAATCTCATGTCTGGCGTCTTCTTCCAATATTCTGCCAATTTATTACAAAAGTCATCAATTCTATTTACATCCCTCATTTAAAACCCTCCTTTTCTTTTTCATAACTTAATTTTATAAAAAATTATTTTATTTATCAAGTAAGTTTTTTAGTGTAGATATATTTCTAAAAATTATATGAGTTCCTTTTACACCACGGCTATCTATTTCCGCAACACCATATTCTTTTAATTTATAAAATAAAGTTCTAAACACAGAAGTGGATATTTTATAATGCTCCGTTGCTTGACTAACCTTAATATTTCCTTCATTTAACCCGTTAAAATCTTGTATTATTAAAGATAATACTTTTAATTCAGTTTTAGTTAATATATTTATTATCTCTTGCTCTTGAGAAATATTATTCATATTAATCTGTATTATATTTTTTATTATATTTTTAATTTTATTAATAATCAAATCATCATTATCTAAAATAGCTATTTTTAAATAAGTAAAGAATTCATCATTAATATAGTTTTTATATTTAGGATTGATTATTTTATATGGAGATAATATTGAATTAAATAACAAAACCCCTTCATTAATACTCTTGTTTACAAGAGAACGAATATCTATTATTTTATCATTGTATGTATTTATGTTATATAATTCTTCTTCTGTCGGTAAATAACATGCGGTTGATTCTTTATCAATTTGAGCTGTAAAAGATACCTCTGCATAATCAGGTGTTACCGCTACTCATAATATTCTATCTTCTCCATATTGATTACAAAATTTTTTATATTCTTCTTGTAGAAATTCTTTCATTTAAACATATCCTTTCTTCTTTATGTGAGAGATGCTTTAAAAACTCTCGATAAATTTTTCGTTTATCAATTTTCTTCCTATTTATAAATACGCGCGTGTTATTTTAAATCTTTAAAAATATTATAATACTTTTTTTATGAAAAGTCAATAAGATTCTTTATTGACTTTTCATAAAAAAAGTATTATAATATTTTTAAAGAAGACTTATTTATAAAAGTAAATAAAATAGGTTATAAATAAATCAAACCTAGTATTATTCTTACTTATTTGACTGATTAAAATTTTTTTGATATAATTTTTTTAGAAAAGGAGGAGAATAATTAAAATGAAATATTGTTTAAATTATAATAAAGATACACAATATTCGAAATCTATTCAAAAGGCAGATGAATGAAATATATTATATAACAGTAAAGATAATACTTTATTAGAATTTTTAGAATTATATAAAGATAAGAGAATTAATATATATGTTAATGAAGAAAATATTAATTTTAGTTTTTTATATGAGTTATGTCAAAAATACAATAATATATATATAAAATTTAATACAGCTCATTATTTAGATATTATTAAGAAAAGTAAACCTAATTTTAAATTCTTCCTAGATATGCAAATAAATAATTGGGATGTTCTTATCGGAATACTTGAATTAGGTGTAACAGATGTTTATATTGTAGAAGATTTAGGATTTGAAATTGATAAAATATCAAACATTATAAAAAAATATAACGTTCAATCAAGAGTGTTTCCAAATATAGCTCAATCAAAGTGGAGTGATACAAATCCCTTAAAGAAGTTTTTTATTAGACCAGAGGATATAGATATATATAGTGCTTATATAGATGTTGTTGAATTTTATAATGTTGACAAACAAATTGATATATATTATACTATTTATAGTGAAAAGAAGAAATGGTATGGTAGATTAGATGAGATTATATTAGATTTTGATTCGGATATAGATAATAAATATATCATTCCAAGATTTGCGGAGATGCGAATTAGATGTGGAAAAAAATGTTTAAAAGGAGATATCTGCCGCAGATGTGAAGATATAGAAAAATTATCTGATTCTCTAAAGAAAAGTAAACTTATAGTATCTACAAAAGAAAAAGATAAATAATAATTACCTATTTACTATTGTTTATATAAATATATAAATATAATAAAGAAAGGAGAATGTTAAATGGCAAGAGGTAGTAAATTAAAGGAAGAGATTGCTAAGAAAATATTAGAGGTGTTTCCTGGATCTTTCTTATATAATGGGGGAAAAGAGATTAGAATACAAGGAAAGGAAGACTCTGAAGTAATTCAAATAAAAGTAACACTTACCGCAGCAAAAGAAAATGTATATTCAGGAGAGGATGCAGTAGAGTTAGGAGAACAGTCAGTTCAAATAACTTCGACTGTTGCTAATCAACAAACAATAGTCCAACCAACCGCAGAAGAAAAAGATAATGTAGAAAGATTAATGAAAGCGTTTGGATTATAGTTTTTAATATAAATTTTTATAGTTGATTTTTTTATAAAATAATTATATAATATTTTTGTAAAAGGTTAGGAGGGTATTATGGAAGATAATAAAAAAGATAAAATAATTTATTGTTGGGTAAAATACATAGATGAGTATAATGATATACATTTAGCTCCAATACAAGAACAAAAAGATTTCGATTATATAAAAGAAAACTATAATATATTAAATATTGAGAATATTGGGGCGTAAGTTGATTTTTTATAAAAATTTTAGTATAATATTATTATAAACAAAGATGTCAAGATGTTTTATTTAAAGGAGGATTTTAGTATGTCTAATAATGATTTTAATAATATGATAGAAGATTTATTTTACCCTGCTTTTGATTGGGATAAAAAATCTTACAAATTCAATAGAGATGAAAAGGATATGCATCCTTATTCTATAAAAAATGGGGAAAAAGAGGTTCTTATTACTCACAATATCCTAGGTATTGATAAAAAAGACCTTAAAATTACAAATGAAAGTGAAAATGGAACAGATTTTATCTTAATTAAAGGTAAGACAAAAGATGTAATTACAGGTAAAGAATATTCGGTTGATTCTAGATTCGCTCTTGATGATACTCAATTAGATTTAACTGGAATTAAAGCTAGTGCTAGAAATGGCTTGCTTTATATAACAATTCCTACAAAGAAAAAGGAAATAAAAAAAGAAAGTAAAAATATAGAAATATTATAAATATAAAAACATATTGTTTTTTAATCTTGACATCTTGTTTATTATGCACTCATGACCAAAACAAAGTATGCCACTTTAGCCAAGTTAGTTAAGGCAACGGACTGCAAATCCGCGATCCCCAGCGCACTTCTGGGAAGTGGCTCCAATCCTATTTAGAAAGTGATGGTTATTTATGGGTTTAGAAAAGAGTATAAGAAGTGGTAAAGAACATAGAAAAGAGTATAAATATAAGAGAAATTATTGTAAATCAGTAGATAAAACTTGTAGAAATCATGGTGGATGTCCTTGGTGTGAGGGAAATAGAACTAACAAAAACAAAAATAAGGACAAAATTGCTAAAGAAGAATTACAAAATTTTAATAAATAAATATAAGGTGGTTGGTCAGAGCCGAGTGCAGAAAGCACCTTATAAAAATAAACACGGGGTTACGGCATTTATATATCGCGGGGGTCGTCTAATGGTAGGACCGAGGGCTCATAATCCTCAGACGGAGTTCGAATCTCACGCCCGCAACCATATATTTTTAATATAAAACATTAAATATAAAATGGTTAATGCCTCAGAGAGTTTGGCAGTCTTACCACAAAATAGCAAAGAAATCTCCGTAGACAGGTTATAGTTTATCCCCAACGTAAGAAAAAGAAAAATATTGTTACTTAAAAACTAATATAAATAACATAATAAAGAAGCTGGGACTCTTTATAAGCCAGTAAGAGCAAGTATACATTAACCTTTACGCGGTTTGCTCTATAAGTATTCTAAAAAAGAAGAAACTAATAATGTATTAAAATAAATTACATGCCTTTTTTTCTTACTTTTGATTTATTTAAAAAAATATTATATAATAAATATAGAAAATAAATAAGAAAGAGGGTATAAAAATGAATAATAAAATAGATTATTTCTGGGAGACGCGACAATTCTTTGAAGCAATGTTAGCAAAGGTGTTTCCAACATTTAAAATTAAATATTCTTTAGAAGGCAATGGTATTTTTGATTTAATAATTCTTAATGATAAAATATATGAAATAAAATACACTCAAACAAAAAAGATGGGTGAAAGTGATAATCATTCTATTGATAAAGATAAACAATTTATTATAAATAATATTGTTAATAATTTAAAAATAGATGATGTTGCCATTTTTGGAGGAAAATATATCACTTTTCCTGTGAAAGAGTGGATTGCAAAAGTAGAAATAATAAAAAAACTAAAAATGCCAATATAGATGAGGGGGATAAAAATAATTATGAAAAAGAGAACTATTTTAATTGTAATTTTAATTATTAATATTGCAACTACGGTATTTCTTACTAGTGTTTTATGCACTACTATTTGTCATAATATCTATTGTGAAAACAATAATTACCCTATTCAAATTATAGCACCAGATCATGGCTTCAGATATTATATTCAAGAAGTGGTAGAGGAAGACAAGGATTTTATAGAAATAATAGATATATATAATAATCACTATAAATTTAATAAGAATGAATATATTATAAAATATAGATACAATACAAAATAAAATTCGGTATTCATCTAATAGGTAGGATATAATTGGTAAGAAAATATTTTTTGATTTTTTGAGAATTCTATGTTAGAGAAGTATATTCCCGCGTAGACAAAATGGTAAAGTCACTTGTCTTTGAAGCAAGAATTTTTGGTAGTTCGAAGCTATCCGCGGAGCCATTAATTTTATAAATTAAAAAATATTTGATTTTTATAAAAAAATATAATATAATAAATATAGAAAAAGTTAATAAGACACATACAGCATTTTAAATAGTATGTAGGAAGCTGGAAGTTATAGGTTCAAGTCCTATTTTCCTCACGGAAATAGCTCAATTGGATAGAGTGCCAGTTATTTTGAAAAGTGTCTTGTTATATATTGGTTAGTAGCTCAGTTGGTAGTAGCGCCAAGCTGTAAAAAGTTAGCAGCCTTATAAAGAAATTTATAAGTGAAAACATCGCTAATTCGGGGAAAGCTAAGTAGAAATATATGCTAATCCCGAGCAAGAAATCTTATAAAAGGAGAAATAATGAATACAAAAAATATTGGAAATATTGGAGAAGCAAAAGTATTAGCTAAATTTGTAGAATTAGGAGTTCCAGTTTATATTCCATTTGGAGATAATGAGAAAGCAGATTTAATTGCTGAATTTGGAGGGAAGTTACAAAAAATACAAATAAAAACCTCTATAAAAGCAGAAAATGGAAAGATGATATTTGATATAACTTCATCTACACAGCATAGAAAAAATGGAGTTAAGCATATTTATACACCTGATGAAATTGATTATTTTGCTTGTTATAATATTGAAAGAAAATGTATTTTATTGTTTAAAGTAGATGAAGTTCCTAATACTGCAATAACAGTTCGTTACGAAAAACCTAAAAATGGTCAAATAATAGGAATTAGATTTGAAGAAGATTATTTAATTGATAAGATTTTATGTGTAGAGACTTTATACGATGAATCTAAGTCTAAATAGATATGATTAAGAGAAAGTCCAGACTACAATATGAAAATAATGTAGTAAAGTAACTTGGATGTCGGGAGTTCAAGTCTCTCCTAACCAGCCAAAGTTATAAGTATTTTGCTTATAACTACCTATTATCACAAAAACCTTCCTATTATATGTGATATGCGGCAGCTGGTATTTGCATCTTTAATTTAGATTAATAGTTTATTGACTGACTGCCGCAATTTTATTTATGGGGATATATTTGGTTTCGATAAATTATTTAATAAAATAATTGCAAGTAGTTAAAGTAATCTGGGAACTTTAAAAACGGTTACAAAAAATAATTGCTTAGTTGTTTGAATAAAATTAAAATTATAATAATCTTAGAAAAATTTTAAGTATCCATCATAATAGAAACGCTTTATAGATTTTGTTTGTTATAGTATATAAGGTTGTAAAATTAAAATAAACTAAACTTGTAGGGATTATTTTAGAAAGTAGTTTATACAGCGGTTCGATTCCGCTTATCTCCACCATATGATATGTTGGGCTAGCTTAATTGGCTAAAGCACTCTATATTGAGGGATAGTAAAAAGGTTATTACGCCATCCTGATAAGATGGTATTCTGAGTTCGAGTCTCGGTCTCTCAACCAATTATATAAAATTTTCATTTTTTAGGACAAAGTTCAAAAATAAGGTGCAATATATTTTTATATTATAATAAGAATAATTTAAAAGGAGTGTAAAAATATGTCGTATCAAAATGTAAAAGATTATAGACAAAGATTAAAAGATAGATTAGTTTATATTATGGGAGATAAGTGTTGTATTTGTGGATATAATAAAACTAATAATGCTTTAGAATTTCATCATATAGATCCTTCTAAAAAAGATTTTTCTTTATGTCAAAAAAGTAATATTAGTTTTTCAAAAGCTAAAGAAGAAGTAAAAAAGTGTATATTAGTTTGTGCTAATTGTCACAGAGAAATACATGCAGGATTATTAGATATTAATGGAATATCTTGTTATGATGAGAAAAAGGCTAATGAAATTGAAAAAACTATTGAACAAGTTAAAAAAAGACAAATTTTTTATTGTAAAGATTGTGGAAAAGAAATATGGAGAGGATCAGAAAGATGTCCAGAATGTCAAGCTTTAATGCGTAGAAAAGTATCAGATAGACCAAGCAGAGACGAGTTAAAAGAATTAATTAGGACATTACCTTTTACTCAGATAGGAAAAAAATTTGATATTACTGACAATTCTATTAGAAAATGATGTGATAGATATAATTTACCAAGAACTAAAAGAGAAATAAACGCTTATTCAGATGATGAATGAAAATTAATATAGATAATCGAGAGAGTCTAGGTTCAATTCCTAGGTCTAACACCAGTAAAAATGTTAATTATTTCTTTTATTTGGATAAAGAGTTTTTCATTTTATTCTCTATAAAAATAAAATGCTTCCTTCTTTCTAGAGCAGGTTTGGTGTAATTAAGCATAGCTCTTTTATATACATATTTGATTATTATAAATATTTATAATAAAATGTATATATAAGAAGACACATACAGCATTTTTTAAATTTTTGCGGAAAATAATAGTGTCTTGTAGATATTTTTAATGGGAGGGTTATGAATGAAAAAAGAAGAATATATATTTTTTACTAAAAAGAGATTACTTAATTCACTAAAAGGTCAAGCAGATACTGTTGTAAATAAAAATAAAAGTATGGTATCTGATAATGAAAGAAAATTAGAAATAAGCGTTATTGAGGAATTTGTTAAGTATATTCAAGATTTTGAAAGAAACCAAAAAAAGTTAGAATTAGAAAGAGAAGAGAGGTAGGATATTTTATGTTAACTGCTTTTTGTGATAAATGTGATTATTAGAAATAATTTGATTATTATAAAATTTTATAATATAATGTATATATAAAGTAAATAATTTAATTATAGGGGCTTAGTGTAATGGTAGCACACTGGTCTTTAAAGAAGGAGTAAAGTTATGGATACAATTAAGAAAGGCAAACTAGGATATAATATTTTAGAAAAAGAATTATTAAAACGCAATTGAGATATATATTTACCAATTTTAGAAGATACTAAAGTGGATTGCATTATTTCTAAAAATGATTATTTAATTAAGATGCAAATTAAAACTTTACAAAAGGATAAGCGAGATAATAGAAAACATTTGCCTGTAAGAAAAATTGGTCATAATCAAGGAGAATATAAAGTTCATCATTATACTTCAAACGAAATAGACTTTTTTGTTGGAGTAGATATTGAAACAGAAGATATTTATATTGTTCCAATTAGTTTTAGTTCTCAATATGCAAGTAGTATAGGACTTAAAGCTTTAGAGCCTTATAAAAATAACTTTACTCAAATGGAGCTTCAAGTTGGAAACAATTTGAATGGATGCGATGATATCGGTGAAACCTTAGCTGGTAACACCGAGGGAATAGAATAATATTCTAGCCCGTAGAGAGTAGATAATCGCACACCTAAGTTAGAAATAATATGGTGAAGATGTATTCCAGACCACAAACCATAGTATCCGATGGGTAGTGAAAACTATAGTGGTAGGCAAAACCAGGGTAACGATCTCCAAAATCGTGGGTGTGGGTTCAAGTCCTACAGCCCCTGCGTCTCTCGAATCAAGTTCGCCTTCACGTGGCGAGAGATGTTTTTAACTAAGAAACTTGGAAGTTTTATAAAAAGAGGTATATAGCATATAAAAGGCTATACGAAGTGTGGCAGTGATGTCTAGTCTCTTTCCCCGTAGTGGTTGCCTTGGGCAAGGTAAATTTTAATGATACATTCGTCCTTCAGAAATAGTTGAGAATATAAAAGTTTGCTATGGGTTTGTATTTTTATATGCCGTGTATCCGAATTGGTGAGGGAGCTGCCTTGAAAGCAGTTGGTTCAAAAGGACTTCAGAGTTCGAATCTCTGGCACGGCGCCACATGGGATAGATTAGAGTAATTAACTAATTGATAAGTGAGTTGTTCCACTTCCCGAAAAAATTTTTTAAGAACAACAGAAAGGACAACAAAATGTATCAAAGTTTACAAGGAAATTTAGGATTAGGTAAAGCAATAGAATATTTTACAAGTAAAAGTATTCCGATAGCAATTCCATTAAACGATACTCAAAAATATGATTTAATTGCTGATTTTAATGGAAAGCTAGAAAGAATTTCTGTAAAAACAAGTCGTTATACAGAAAATGGAGTTAGTTATTCAGTACAACTAAGAAATACTGGCGGTAGTAGTGGAAATAATAAGATAAGACCCTTTGATAATCAAAGTTGTGATTATATTTTTGTATATACAGCTGGAGAAGAGTTATATTTAATTCCATCTAATATAATTACCGCTACAGGAAGTATTAATGTGGGTCCTAAATATGAACAATATAAAGTAAAAGTTAATAAATTTGAAGATTTTTTAAAAAATATAAATTAAGTTTGTTATAAAATGTGTATCTATCGGCCGAGCCTAATAGTAATGGTTAGGAAATGGAGTTGATAGCAGTTGAGGATAATCAGTCGGTGTATTTACAGGCTCAGACCAGTGGGCTTACCGAAATCCACAAACCCCCAGCTACTTAATTGTAGACTTCGCCAAAAGCGATGAAACTCTGGGAATGGGGTGTTATCAGGTTATTATCCAGACCAGATGTGGTAATAAATGTAAATTGCGGAAGCTGTTCCCGCAGCACAAAAGTCAGCAATATAATTATTATTGGAGGTATATTATGAATATCTTTGACTTGAATAAGAAAGAATTACAAAATTTTTTAAACAAGGAATTTCAGAATATCACTTCTGAAGAATTATTAAAAGAATTAATTGAATGTGGGTTAGATATGAAAAAATTGACTTTTTAAAAAAATTATAATATAATATTATTATAAAAGTTCTTTGAAAATAAAATTATTTGTAACTCAAATAAGAATAGGTTTCGTTCTAAGAGTGGACTCTTACACCATTTCAAAAGAATGGTCAGTAGTATGGAAATACGAGGGAGAGTTGCTGTCGGAATAATAAACATAAAGCACTATTGATTTCGAGGTTAAGTAATTATGTGGGAGTCGCGTCCTAAACAAATTACGTGGCAATACCTTGGCGGTTGAAATAAGAAAGCAATAGGTAACTAGCATAAATCCGTTATGATACATGAAAAAGAAGAACCTTATATGTTGAAAGTAATCAATCTTTCCTATGCGGAAATACTAGTTCGTCGGCCAACGTTCTAGTGCATAGTAGCTTTATACTTATTCATTATATTATTGAAATACGCTGGAAGATGTATTTCTACGAAAGTTTTTCGTATACACTAATAACAGTAGACGCTGTAAGTGACTATGACCATAGCCTATGAAAAAAGGATTAAAAGATTGTTATATCTAAGTGGGTAGGTAAAAATATAATGAGGATAAGGAAAGTCGTGTGCGATTGGGTGCTAGCTCAGCTATGATTTGCCAGACATAGTAATAATGAGAAGTCAGCACTTGTGGTTGATATTAGGTAAAACTAATTATAACAATGTGGCACATGGGCATATAAGAAAACCATAATACAACAGATTTGATAACAAATGACAGAATTATCTGTTGACCTCCAATCTATGCTAAGTTTATAGAGTATTGGTCTCTATCTTTTGTGGCTGAACGTGTGATTATTTTGAAAAGACTTATAGGTATGCAAAAATCCTATCAAATAATTTTATTTTCAAAGAATTTTTATAGAGAGATGACTTTATGTATAAGCAGAGGAATTATATATAATTAGATTATATTCTAATACCCCCTTTCTTGTTCCTCTGTTTATACACGAAGTCATCCGATAGTATCGAGCTATGTTCGTGAGCACCTAGTAGAATATGTTTAAAATGGGACACAAAGCATGTTATTAATTTTGTTTGTGTTTACTCGAGATAAACAAACAAAATCGCTAGGTGTATTTTTCTATAAAAAGGGAGTGATTTATATGATTAAATTGAATAAATATTTAAAAGAGTTAGGTATAGATGATAATTGTTGGTTATTTGAAGGAGAGAGAAAAAAAGAAGATAAAAGATATATACCAGATGAAGATGGATTTATCAATGCAGAAACTTTTAATCTTGATGTTACTTTAAGTATGTATATATATTCTCAATTGTGCTATTTCCGCGATAATTGTTTAAAAGGTCATCCTAGTTCTATGACTTTTGAACAATGGAAAAGTATTATTGATAAAATGATAGAAGCATTTAAACTTCAAATAACAACAAACAATGAATGGACTGTTAGCAAAAATAAACAAAAGAAAATTAATTATGGTATGAGATTATTTATAAAATATTATAACCATCTTTGGTGGTAATACGCGGATGTGGCTGAGAGGTCTAAAGCGATGTCCCGCTAAGACATTAACCGAGAATATCGGTTCGAAAGTTCGAATCTTTCCATTCGCGCCATATAAAATTTTTATTGATTTTTTAAATAATTTAATATATAATAAATATATAAAAAGATAAATTATTTATGAGCTACTAATTCAATGGTAGAATACATTATTTTTAATCGTGCTATCCTAGTTCAATTCTAGGTAGCCCACCACGATAATAATTATATATATTTTTTTTAAAGGAGTGAATAATATGAGGCTATGGCATTGTAAACTTATTTCAGTATTACCAAATATGCATTTACAAGCGCAATGGAGAGAATTGTCTAGTATCGCAGGAGCAATTCAAAAAAATGGAACTCCAAATCATGTTTTGGTAAATTTTATATTAGATTATGATTATGATAATTTTATTTCTTATGCTTATTACATAAGACAAGAGATGACAAAAAGAAATATTAGAACAATGAACTCTGTATGGGAAAAAATAGTTAACTTAAAACCTAATTATAATATTTTGCCTCTTGAAAAGGTCTATGAAAAGAAAATGGATAAATTATATTTAAAAATATGTTATTATAATCTATATGAAAAATATATTTGTGGTATGTTTGATGATATTACTCATATCAATAATGCTGTTAAAGATATAGTGGAATTAGTGTAATAGTTAGTACGTAGTTTTGTAGCATCTGAGTTAAGGGTTTAATTTTCTTATTCTACTTTATATGCTTGATTAGGCGAATTGGCATAGCCGCTTGATTTAAAATCAAGTGTTTGAAAGTTCGAATCTTTCATCAAGCACCATATAAAATATAATAGTTGGTGCTACTATGAGTAGGTAAATAAGCTGGGATTAATGATTAGTCTGCTCCAGACCAGCCAACTTATATGCTTCGATAGCTCAGGTAGTAGAGCAGGGGACTGAAAATCCCCGTGTCGGTAGTGCAAATCTATCTCGGAGCACCATTTAAGTGTATACAGCTTCTTTTTATAATCGTAAGTATAAAAAGTAAATGGGAAAGTGTATAGGGCTGGAGGCTAGTCCATCAAGTAGCTGAGCACTCGACTATCAGTGCGTGAACTATCTTTTGACGTCGGGAGATAGGGTAGTTACTTTATATGAGGATTTAGCTCAGTTGGAAGAGTATCTGGTTATAAGCCAGAAGGTCGGGAGTTCGAGTCTCTCAATCCGCATCTTTTTAGAAAGGAAATTTGATATTATGGGAATGGATTTATATACAGATACTAATGTAATTACAAATGAAGAATTTAAAAAACTTAAAGATGGAGAATTTTATATTAATAAATATGATTTAACTCTATTGTCTAAAGATGAAATTGAAAAAACAAAAAAAGTATTTTTCTTTGATTTTCTTTCAACAATTATTGAAAATAACAGTCCAGAAGAAGTTGATGAAATTTTTGATACTTATAGAATTACAAAAATAGAAAAAGAAAAAATAAATCTATATACTTTTCTTGAAGAAAATTTTATATCTATTATGGATAACTATATAATAAATAAGTATAGAGATGATTTATATTATGATGAAGATATATTTAATTGTTATATAAATTATAATGATTGGATTGAAGGAAATGATTTACATGATGGCTATTTAAACAGAGATTGGATAGAAGTCGGAGATTCAGTTGTTTTAATCCAAAGTAGTTTTTGCTAAAAATATTAAAAAAGTGAGTTGTAATAATATAGGAAGAGAAAGACAAAATATTATATTTATGTTTAAAATTTCTGCATTTGGGAGTTTTTTGAAATACAATAATATTAAATTTAATTGGAGGTTGTATATTCTTCTTTATAGATAAAAAGATATTTAATAAATAGATAAAATAATTTTTTTATAGAAAAGGAGAAATAAAAATGCAAACTAGTTGTTGTAGAAAATGTTCTAAAATTTTTTGTGAACAAAGAAATAAAATAGAAGATTGCAAAGATTGTATTTCTTTTGTTTTATTAGCTTTAAAAGAAATAGATAAAGAAAGGGGAAAAGAAAATGATTAATTTCAGTCATTTAAAAAACACAGATTTAGAAATTTATAACTTAGTTATGGAGGAATATGATCGTCAAAACAATTGTTTAGAGATGATAGCAAGTGAAAATGAACCAAGTGAATCAGTATTAGAAGCTCAAGCTTCATATCATACTTTAAAATATAGCGAAGGGTATCCGCGGTAAGAGATATTATGGTGGTTGCCGCACAATAGATAAAACAGAACAACTTGCTATTGATAGAGCTTGTGCATTATTTAATTGTAAATATGCTAATGTTCAGCCTCACTCAGGAACGTCTGCTAACATAGCTGTTCAATTTGCTCTTGCAGAAGCAGGAGATACTATAATGGGTATGAGTTTGAATAGCGGACGGGCATTTGAGCCATGGCGCTAAACCTACACTTAGTGGAAAATATTTTAAATCAATTCAATATGAAGTTGACCCAGAAACATATAGAATAGATTATGACGCTCTTGAAGATTTAATAGTTAAAAATAAACCAAAAATTTTTATTGCAGGAGCAAGTGCATATTCAAGAGAAATTAACTTTAAAAAAATAAGAGAAGTTATAGACAAGGCTCAAAAAAGAATTGATAATGAGATTTTGTCAGATAATGATTGGTATGATGGAGATATTCCTGGACTCTTAGAAAGAAAACATATATATTTTGTAGCGGATATAGCTCATATAGCAGGATTAGTTGCAACAGGATTACATCAATCACCAATTCCTTATGCAGATGTAGTAACATCAACCACGCATAAGACACTTAGAGGTCCAAGGCGGAGGGATTATTCTTTGGAATGACGAAAGTTTAACTAAAAAAATCAATTCCGCAGTATTTCCAGCGACTCAAGGTGGACCGCTTCAGAATATTATTGCCGCAAAAGCAGTATGTTTTGGAGAGGCTTTAAAACCAGAATTTAAAGATTATATGAAAAAAGTCATTGAAAATACAAAAACATTAGCAGAAGAACTAAAATATTGGGGATGTAACGTATTGACGCAAGGAACAGATAATCATTTACTATTGTTAGATTTGCGTGGTAGCGGAATTACTGGAAAAGACCTGGAATCAAGATTGGAAGAGGTGGGGATTATATCAAATAAAAATGCTATTCCTTTTGATACCGAGAAAAAAACTATTACGTCTGGGCTGAGATTAGGGACAGCAGCAGTTACATCAAGAGGTTTAAATACTCACGATATGATAAAAATAGCAGATATAATACATATTTGTATTGATAGTGATGATATAGAGTTTTCTTTAATAAAAGAACAGTTATTATTGGAGATTAAAGATATATGTAAAAAATATCCACTTTATAAGGATTAAAATTGATTTTTAATAAAAATTTTGATATAATATAAATATAACAGGAGGGTAAAAATGAAATTCAAATTTATTGGAAAGACTTCTGAATTGTACGGAATTAATGAAAACAGTGATTATGAAATATTACAGTTTGGAATAAAGAATAATTGTTTTATTATCTATATTATTAATGAAGAAAGAAAATTGAGTATAATTTCTTATCCTTCTGTTAATAAATTTAATGAAAATTGGTTATATATTGGATAATAATGTATTTCTCTCAGAGTAATAGAGCGGTTCGGTGAAAAATCTATATAAGAAGATTTGATAACACCACTCTTCCGATGAGGCGCTCTATATCGGAAAAATCTGTAAAAAAACTAATCCTTGAAAGTTTAAGAGTTTTAGATCAAGGCTTATATATGTAGTTACTGCACTGAAAACAATAAGTATATATAAATAAAAGCGTTATGTGGAAGTTTGATCATAGAGTTTAAAAAGAAGGGAGAATGGGAAATGAAGAAAGATAAAGATGTAAAAAAAGAAATGATTAAAAAGAATCCTACTAAACAAAAATTAGTAGTATCTCAAGGCAGTGTTTTTATAGGTAATCCAATAGAATATAAGATATTGTATACAGAAACCGTATCTGATAGAGAGATTGCAAAAATAAGAGAAAAAGAATTAAAAGAAGAATATAAAAATATAGAAGCAGTTTCGGTGAATTATTTTAGTTTATAAAAAAAATGCGAGGATAGAAAGGCAGCTATCACGCCAGAAATGGTCTTAAAAGAGATGTAGGATACGTCGCCCTACCGCATTTTATATAAATATCTATATAAGCACAACAGCTTGAGCTTAATTTAAAAGATGAGAGGTTTATTAGAAAGTTAGATGTCATCATAATTAGCGCCTACCCAAAAGCTGTATGGGAATAGATATAATTAATGTCGATATAGTTTAATGGTAAAATTCTGTGCTTCCGACCCAGAGTTCTGAGTTCAATTCTCAGTATCGACTCCAAAAGAACAGTGGTTTAGCACTGCTTTAATCCAAACTAAGAGTTGAAGATTATCTTTTAGGAGAGGAGAATTAAAATCTTAGCTAAACTAAGTAGGTTATCATGGAATCTTATCACCTACTGAACAAAAATAAAAAGGAGACAAGGGATTCCACTCATATATAGATGTTTGGCTGAATGGTTAAAGCAACTTATAAAATAAGTTTTTGATAGTTCGAATCTATCAACATCTACTAAAATTTTTTTAAGAAAGGGAGGAACAAAAATATGAAAGTTCAAGTAATTAGTAAAATTATTAAAGGAGAAGAAATACCTATTAACTCTAAGGGTTGTGATGAAATAGAGATAGCTTCAATGGGTGATATTGATTCATTCTCTTTTAGAAAAGATGTTAGATATATAGGACTTGGAAAGGGTAACTTATATAGATTATCTTTAAAGTCTTATAAGGAATTAAAGAAATTTTTACAAAGAAATACAAGATTAGTATTAGAAAAAATAGTTTAAAACCATATTTCTTTATCTCTTAATATTTAAAAAAATAATTAAAATAAGGAGAGTAAATATGAAAAAAAGGGAAACAATATCTCTCGCCCGACTAGTCGGGCGAAGGGTATTAATAAAAACAATGGCTTTTTTAATTTGCTTTATGATGCTATTTACAAGCACACAACTTTTTTTTGTAAACGGAGCAACAGAAGGCAAAAATGATGTGGCGGTATTTGAAATATCACAAAAAGATTGCCAATTTAGTAGAATTTTAGAACAATATTTAGACGAATTAGGAGAAAATGGATATTATATTCATTCAACTACTTTCAAAGATGAAGTAGGCTATGATTTACAAGATGTAATAGATGGAAAAGTTAGTGATGAGCAACTTTATCAAAAAATAAAAGATAATTTAGTTGTTACTGTCCTAGCAACGAAATTATCAATAGATAATGATGGTATTTATTATTTTAAATCCGAAGATAGTTGTAATAATTTTATAAATAGTTTAAAAACTTACAATAATGAAATTGTTGTTTCTACTTGCGGAGATATTGTAGACATGAATGAAATTACAGAAGAGAAAATTCTTAATGATAAGATAGAGGAATACAGAATAGAGCGTGAAGCTAAGGAAGCAGCTGCCGCAGAACAACGAAGAATAGAAGAAGAAGCTCGAAAGAAAAAAGAAGCAGAGGAAGCTTGATTAAAAGCACAAGAACAAAAAAGACTAGAGGCAGAGAAAAGAGAAGAAACAAGAGTAATTCAAAATAATAATATAACATCAAGAAATAACAATATTAATGAAGCAAGGAGCAACGATTATTATAGTAATGGTAATTACCAATTCCCGCTTGACAGTTATACTTGTTTTAGTTCACCTTTTGGATGAAGAGGAGGAGAATTCCATACTGGATTAGATATTGCTACACCATCAGGAACTCCTGTTCACGCATGAAAAGCTGGAAGAATAGTATATGCCTCTTGGTGTGGGACTTATGGAAATTATGTTAGAATACAACATAATGACGGAACAGAAAGCTGTTATGCTCATTTGAGTAGTTATGCTTGTATGGTAGGAGATTATGTTAATTGTCATGATATAATAGCCTACTCTGGTTCAACAGGTAATAGCACAGGACCTCACTTACATTGAGAAATTAAGGTTAATGGACAATTCGTTAATCCAATGAATTATCTTTAATATTATTAGATAAAAGAGATATGGTATAAAGAAAAAATTTTGACAAAATTAAAATTTTTTGATATAATATATATAGACAAGAGAACAGCAACACTATTAAAATCAATATTAGGTCAGTAAGTTGTTTTATTTGTAAATAATAACAAATATTTTCTTGAAAGAAACGTAGAAGGTAATACTTGTTATGGTAATGTTGAAGTATTACTCTAACGATAGCAAACTAAACATTCTTCTTGTCTAGTAAAATTTTTCATTCCCTTTCCACAGACTTTATAATAAGTCCGATATATGCGGAAACCGATATAAATTAACGAAGCGGTTTCCGCATATTTTTTTATGCAAAAAAAAAGAATAGGTCTTATTCAGAACCTATTCTTTTAAATATTAAAGTGTCACTCTTGCTGTCTAGTTCAACATAAAAAGCATTTGACATAGACTCGTCTATATATTTTTTCATTGCCGCCTTATCAGCTTCAGTTCAATAGTCTACTCCTCTTTGTGGAGTTACAAAGGGAACTTCACCTGCATCTACTGTGGTGCCATCTGACATTGTGCATATTAGATGTTTATTATTATTAACATCTAAATCAACAACAGATATTCCATCTGCAGGCGTTGGAACTGTTAATGTAGTTTCAGTACCGTCATTTAAAGTAAAATTAATATTCATTCCATCTACTTCAACTTTACTAAATCCTGCGGCTACTTTTGTAGCAAACTTATTTGCTAATTTAATATCTACTATATTCATATATTATTGCTCCTTCCATTGTTTTTTGCTATTTAGCATATAAACTTTTCCATTTTCAATAATATATGCAATACTACCTGGGCAACAATCTCTAACAGGTACTAAGCCTAATTCATCTTCTGTATCTAAATAATATTCCTTATAGTTATAATCAACGCGTCCGCCTTGTCTAAGTAAAAACATAATTACATCTCTCCTTTTCTAAAACTATATAAAAAATAGAAAATTAGCCTTAATTAAATCTGTCCGAATTGACTATTTTAAAAAATAATGTTATAATAAATTCATATAAAATAAAAATCTTGAAAAAAGATTAAGGAGGGAAATATGGAAAATACTTTTTTAGATAGTTTAAAAAGAGAATATAATTATACTTTAACAGAAAATAATGGAATAGCATTTAAATCAACATTAGATGCGGTATATGATATGTTTGCATTAGGAGGCGCTTATCGCAATCGTAGTGAAGAAGATTGCATATTATTGTTTAAGAATGCTCTTGAAGAAAATGAAGAACTTGCTTTAAAATGTTTATTTTATTTAAGGGATATTCGTGGTGGTAAGCTCGTTGCCTAGCCACCCTATATAGTGATATATAGTATAAAAAACTCTTTGAACCCATGTTAAAGGGGTGTCGCGATAACCGCGGCTAACGGTTCAGAAATAGGAAACTATATTATGAGTAAGGGAACCTAAGTCTTAAAAAGATAAGGCAATACCGTGCTAAATTATATAAATTTTGGACAATTTTTAATATTATATTACTTCTACTTTTCATGAATGAGTAGGAGGAGGTGAATTTTATAAATGGGATATATTTATAAAATTACAAATAAATTAAATAATAAAATTTACATTGGTCAAACAATAAAAGAACGACCTACAGATAGATATTCTCAGCACAAATATTTAGCTAACCATCCTGAGCAAGAAAAAGGAGTTAGTTATTTACATAGAGCGATGGTATCTGATGGATTAGATAATTTTTATTTTGAAGTGATTGAGCAAATTGAAAATAGCTTACTAAATGAACGAGAACAATATTGAATTAAATATTATGACTGCACTGTTCCAAATGGTTACAATATAACCAAAGGAGGAAGTGGAACTTTAGGTTATTCAAGATCTCAGTCTATAGAAGAAAGAGAAAAAAGACAACAATCTAACAAAAATTATTATATCAATCATCCAGAAGCGAGAGAAAAAGCTAGACAACGAACGTTAGAATTATGAAAAGATGAAGAATATAGAAAAAAAGTCACAGAGAGTAATAAAAAAACTTATGCTGAACATCCAGAGTTAATTAACAGATTTTGTGGAGAAAATAACCCAATGTATGGAAAACATCATACTGCAGAGGCATTAGAAAAGATAAGAGCTAATGCTGCTCAAAGAAAAATAAAAATTGCCCAATTAGATAAAGAAACTTTAGAAGTCATACAAGTTTATGACGGGATTAGAGATGCAGAAAAAGCTTTGGGAGTAAGTCATGGATGACTTGGTCGCGCAGCTGGAACTAATAAAATTGCTTATGGCTATAGATGAAAATTTATATAAGAAGTGTAACGACTATTATGTAGGATGGAGATTAACACCATTCGAAGTGGAGAGCCCTCTTATTTAAGAGGTGAAGAGATAGTCTGCGGGAATATGAAAATAATCCATTTACGCGCAAGGCGAAAGAAGGTTTTTTAGAATATGTTTTAAATGGCTAGCAAAAGAATATCCTGAGATAGCATTGAGAAATCTAACTAACGTTTCAGAGTATCGGTAGATGGGATGATTTATATTCTGTTATTTATGCAGATAAAGAAGTCGCAAAAAAGGCATTTGAAATTATGAAAACTCAATTAGAATTAGATAGAAAATCTCTTATTGAAGGAAACAATGAAGGAGTATCTCTTTTAGCTAAATGGCTAAAATCAGAAAATGCAAGTTCAAAAGAAACAAAAAAATTAGCAAATATTACAAGAGAAGCATTTAATTTATCTCATAAAGAATACCGTAAAATTTTATCAGCTTTACGTTCAAGAATAAGTATTGTTGAAAAACTTATGTCAGAGGGTAAATGGGAAGAAATACAATATGCAAAAATACCAAGTAAGGCAGGTTTAATTTATAGAAATGCTTTTGCAAGAAGAGATGCGGAAAGATATAACGAATTTATCAATAGTAAAGAGACTAGAGTAAATGCAGGAACGCTTTATCCATACGATATAGTTAGAAAAGTAACTAGTAAACTAGATTGGTGCAAAAATATAAATATTGACGATACCGAGAGAGAAGTATTAAATAAATATTGGCGGAAATCAAAAAGATTACTTAAATGATAAACCTTGTAAAATAATGTGTGTGGTAGATACGTCTGGTTCAATGACTATGGGATATAATAGATCAAGTGTTAAACCTATTGATGTTGCGATATCTCTCGGTATGTATTGCGGAGAAAGGATAGGAGAACCATTTAAGGATTATTTTATTAGTTTTTCATCTAAACCTCAATTAATAAAAATTGAAGGGATAGACTTTGTTGATAAAGTTGCAAGAATATATAAACAAAATTTATGCCAAGATACTAATTTAACTGCTGTATTTGATATGCTATTAAAAATGTATAAAAATGGGGCAGTTAAAATGGAAGATATGCCTGAACAATTAATTGTAATTTCAGATATGAATATAGACTGTGGAAGTCATTGGCATGATAAACATAGAATGAAAACAGAAATGGAATTAATAAGAGAAGAATGGTCAAGATATAATCTTAATTTTCCTCGTTTAGTGTATTGGAATGTAAATGCACGAAATAACTTAATATTAGATAATGCGGAAATTGATGGAGTAAGTTTTGTATCTGGATGTTCACCAACAGTATTTCAAGCTGTAATAAATAATAAAAGCGGTTGGGATATATGTTATGACACTCTTATGTCAGATAGGTATAAAAAAGTTTTTTAATAAAAAATATAAATTGATAGGGCAAAAATAGATATATACCCCTATCAATTTTTCATATTTATTAGAAGGAGAGGATAAAACATGAAATTAGAAGAATTAGAAGTATTTGTTCCAATAAGAAAACCGCCTGCAAATTTTCATGATTATACTGGATTTGAAACAGAATATCTTAAGGTTATAAGTAGAGCTCCAAATGGAAAAGGATATTCTACTAGATGAAATTGTTTATGTAAAGTGTGTGGAGAATATTGTGTTAAATTCTCAGAAAATATAAGAAGAGATAAAGGGTGCGGATGTCAAAAAGCTAAATTAATAGGAAAAGCTCAAAGAATTGATTTAACAAATAAAAAATTTGGTATGTTAACTGCTTTATATCATACAGGAAGAAGTAACAGTAGCCAAAATGCAATTTGACATTGTAAGTGCGATTGTGGAAATGAATGTGATATAGATAGTAATAATTTAACTTCATTACATACATTTTCTTGTGGATGCATTCGTTCTTCCATAGGAGAAAATAATATTGAAAAATTATTAAAAGAAAATAATATATTATTTAATAGAGAACAAACATTTGAAGAATTAAGAAATAAAATAGATAATAAATTTTATAGATTTGATTTTGCAATATTAAATCAAGATAAACAAGTTGTTAGATTAGTAGAGTATGATGGAATTCAACACTACATGGATACATGAGGAAAATGAAAAACTAATGATACTTTACAAGATAGGCAAAAAAGAGATCAAGAAAAAAATCAATGAGCAAAGAAAAATAATATTCCTTTAGTTCGTATTCCATACTGAGAACGTGACAATATTACATTAGATATGATATTAGGAGATAAATATTTAGTATCCTAATGTAAAATAGCGGAAGACCGGTTGAACGCAATATATACGTGCTTCCGCACATTAATAAAATAAGTTGCATAAAGTAACTTATTTTATTTTTTATTAAATTTATAATATAATATATATAGAAGTAAATAAAAGGAGGAAAAAATATGGCTAAGGTTAATATAAATGATCCTATAACGTGGCACACCCTTGTAGGAGAAGAAAAGGAAAATAATTTTTTAAAAATCAAGAAAGAACAGGAGTATGAGAAAATTCATCAAAAAGAGGAAGTTGAAATTATAGAAATAAAAAAACAAGATCCAATAGTTAAAATAATGGAAAATGCAAAAAAACAAATAGAAGAAATAAAAAATAAAGAGGAACGCTATTTTCCTACTTACGATTTTTATACAGAGGAAACCGCTAAAAAAATTGAAATAATATATAAACAAACAAAAGAAGAAAGGCAAGAGATTGAAAAGAAGTATAAAGAAATAGAATCCTTATGTGAAGGAGCAAATTGGGAAGAAAAGATAAAGGTGTATGAAAGATACAAATTAATATAAAAGGTTAATACCTTTTATATTAGTATTTTATAACTTTTATTGATTTTTTATTAAAATTATAATATAATATATTTATAAAAGGAGATGATAAATATGAGTTTTGCTATGATGGGGTTAACGCATTGTAAAAAATATTATAATCCATTAAAAAATGATGAATATGTTTTATGCGATTGGTGTAGAAAAAAAGAAGAGAAGGAGTATGAGGAAGAATTACATAAAACTATTGAGAAACAGAGAAAAGATATATTAAGATTAGAAAACACTTTAAATAAAATTAAAAATGATAAGATAAAAAAGAAAAAATATGAAATAAAGCGAATTGGAAAGCTAGCTTTAGGTTATCAAACTTTTATAGACAGAAAAGCAAAAGAAGATGAAATTGAAATTTGTATGTGGGATGAGGATTTTACTCATAGATGGACTATTGCAAGTTTTCAGTATGATGAAAATAATGACCTATATAATTTAGTTGGTTCTGATTATTTAGTAGATATAGAAGATTGGAATGCTTATGGAAAATTAGTAAAAGAAGGATTTAAACATTTAGAAAATTTAAGATAATAAAATTATAGGAAGGGGAATGATGATATTATGTTAAATAAAAATGATTTATTAAAAGATGTTGATGAAAAATATATACCAATGTTAAAAGAGGTTAATATACCAGATTTTACAAAATGCATTGCTCAATTTAGCGGATTAAAGATAAACAAAGTAGATGATAATGTTATAAAATCATATTTATTAACTTGGGCAAAGAATAAGTATAGATTTTATGAAATGTTGGGAGAAAAATTAAGAGTAGATAATGAAATAAAATATATAGATGAAAACATAGATGTTTACGGAACTTTAAAAGAATTAGGTAAAGATTATCCCGCTTTTGCACTTTGGCTTGAAGGATTTAGATGGATTAAAAATAATAAAATTCAAAGAAGTGAAGTATCTTATGATGCTAGAGAATTAATCGAAAGACTATTTCCTAATTTTAAGCTAGAAGGATGTTTGATGACACATTTCTTTAAAAGCTGTTTACAAGCTCCAGATGAATTAGTAACAAGATTAGGTAGAATTTGGGAACATGAAACTGTTACAGGAAAGCATACTATCTCTATTGATCCTGTTGATATGATGTTAGCAAGTGAAAATCCATATGATTGGCAATCTTGTTACAGATTAGAAACTTTTGATGGAGGTTCTCATGCAGATGGATGTCTAGCTGCAGTTTTGGATGATAGTTCTTTAATTACTTATGTATGGAATAGAGAAGGAAAATATAGTTTATATAATAG